GGTTCAGCGTTGGGTTACCCCTAGACTTATGTTGCACAATTTGTTAAATTAATTCGTATGAAGACTAAAACCAAACCTACTACTGACACCACCATTCGTGCTGAGTCCATGAAAGCAGCATCCTCCATGTACGGCGTCTCGGTTGCTGACATCCGCCGAGCAAAGTATGGTGGATGCACAGCGTTTCGTAATGGTCGAATCCACCGAGATGAGTTGATCCCGTGGTTGGCCGCAAACCCGGTTGATCCTACTGCAACGCTTGATGAGATGGGATGGAAGGAGCGTCGCCTCAAAGCTCAAGTGGACAAGCTTGAGATGGAAGTTGCCAAAGAGAAGGGCAAACTTGTTGAGCGTCATGTAGTTACCGAGGAATGGGGTAAGCATCTGACCTTCATCTTTGACACCCTTGACAAGTCAATGGATCGCCATGCCTACAACGCTATTGTCAAGGAAGTGCGTACTTACCTAGGCAAATACGCCCTCGGGTAAAATAGTTTGAGAAAGTTCTTGCCATCGGCGTGATGCTCAGTCATCTTGATGCTTCGTCGTGGATCTAGACAGGTTTTCTTAGCGTGTTGTTCGAGGTGGAGCGTACTGCTCAACATTGCTTTGCTAAGACCATCGAAACCACCTTGGCGGCTCTTCGGAGCAGGCAACGACTGATTGGGGAGAACAAACCCCTTGAGGCGCATCGCTACAGGCGGCGTCCGATCTGAGTAGGGGCGAGGCCATTTGTGAATACGTCAAAACCACAAATCTCCGCCCTACTGACTCCTCAAAAACGGTGCGTGGTTGAAAGGCTGATCACGGCGGTGGGTATCGAGCATTTAAGAGTTTAGGACGGGGTGGCTGTATAAAAACATCCCTAGAGTTCTCTGGAGTCACGCGCTGCAAAGCGTTGCTCGCAGAGGAAATTTCATTCCAGCTTTGAAATTTCCGACTTGGAAAACGACCTAATTCGATAGCGACGGTAGTAGTCTAAGATACCCACATCCTGCTCCTCCACCCCGGTGGGAGGGCAGGGTGGGTCTCCTTGCTTCACTCCTATTCTCCTGCTCTGGTAGTAGGCTACCAGAGCGTGGGAATGCTAAGTTGCTTGGTATAAGCGTTTAACCTCTGCAACTCTAGGGCGTGGCAGAACGAGCAACTTGAGCAGAAAGCGCTAGCGTTAAGCATGAGCAACACCATATTCAGACTGGCAATCTTGGGGGATTTAAAAAGATTTGCAGAACGATTGGTATTACCTAGAATGTGAGCATGACAGAAATTTTCAGCAATGGAGGAGGAACTCAATCGGCGGCAATTTCAGCATTGATTGTGCAAGGGAGATTACCGAAACCTGATTTGGTCGTAATCTGCGACACTGGCAGAGAGAAATCTTCGACATGGGATTACCTCGACGCTGTGATTCGCCCAGCACTTAGAGGGGTGGGATTAGAGGTGATTCGTATCAAACACGTGGAATGGAGCAACCCTTCGCCGAGTGGCGAGCATTACTCTCATAACGGCAACACTCTCCTCATTCCAGCATTCACAAATCAAAGTGGAGATGTGGGCAAATTGAGTGGTTTTTGTTCAAACAAGTGGAAGGTAATGCCTAAAAACCGATATCTTCGGGAGGTGTTAAAAATTCCAACCAACCAGCAGAAAAATTGGATTGGATTTTCGACTGATGAGGCGAGGCGAGCGATTCGGATGATTGCAGGGGAAGACTTTCAAGCGGGACTAATTCGACTCCCACTCATCCACGATGTGCCTATGAATCGCCGCGAAGCAATCGCGTTAGTCGAATCAATGGGTTGGCCAACTCCTCCTCGTTCATCGTGCTATATGTGTCCGAACCACAACGATTCTGAGTGGCGGGATTTAAAAAAAAATTACCCACTGGAATTTGAAATGGCGTGTGACCTCGAAAGGGAGATTCAGCAAAAAGATGCGTTTTGCTTTTTCCACAAATCTTGCAAGCCACTCAATGAAGTGGATTTCACTTTGCCAGAAGATTTATTTGACCGAGCGTGTTCAAGCGGAGGGTGCTTTACATGACAGAACAGCAGATTTGGTTGGCAACATTGGCAAAGGGGATGATTCCCGAGAAGTTCGGTGGATCGATGGTTGAATACTTTGATGGCAAGCTTCGACTGCCTCACTCAACACGCTACCCAATGTACATCGCCGAGGAGTCGCCGTGGTTGATTGAGCCAATGAGAGCCATTGGCGAACCAGGAATCAAGCGTGTGGACGTTCGTGGGCCTGCTGGCGCGGCAAAGTCATTGATTGGCGAAATGCACATTGCGTGGACGATTGACAATGAGCCTGGACTCTACTACTACGTCCACCAGTCTGATCCCGATGGCACAGATGCAATGGAGGATCGAATTCTACCAATGCTTCAAGCCAACGACTTTTTGGCAAGGAAGCTTCCCAATGATCGTCACAAGCAACGGATTGCTAAGATCGTGTTTCCGCACATGAGTCTGTACTGCGTTGGAGCGAATATGTCCTCGGCGCAAAGCAAGCGTGTCAAATATTTGACGATGGAAGAACCCCATATGTACAAGCCGGGAATGATGACCGCTTTTGAGAAGCGATGCGAAGGGGTGCGGAATGCAAAAATTTTAACCCTTTCCACCGGGAGTGTCCTCGGCGACGAGTCAGACGCCGCTTACCAGTCTGGCACTTGTGAGGAGTGGCAAGTGCCGTGTCCGCACTGCCGTCAGTTTCAACGCATGATTGACAGTCGAGACAGACTGATCTTTGAGCGGTCACCAGAGACCATCACCGAGAATGGTGAGTACATCTGGAATCGGATTCTGCCAACCGTCAGGTACAACTGCGAGCATTGCGGACTAGATTGGCCGAGTGACGAATCAAGCCGCCGCTCCCAAGCTCAACTTGGCAGATATGAAGTGACCAATCCCAACGCTCCGGCAAACCATCGCTCATTTCATTGGGAGGCCGTAGCTGTGCATTATTTCAACCTTGGTCAAATACTCATGGAGAAGCTGAAAGCGTCCACAGCAGCCAAAGCGGGGCAAATTGAGCCACTCAGAGATTATATGCAAAAGCGGCGAGCGTTGGCATGGGATGAGTCTCCCGCTGATAGTGAGGCAAATATCGAGTTCGACCGAATCAAAGGTGCGTATTTAAAACGAGAACCATTTGATGGCGAGATTGGACGCTTCCTGTGCATTGACAATCAAGCTGGGCGAGCGAGTAAAGGCGAAGGCGCTCACCGATGGTACGTCTGCCGGGCGTTTGGTCAGTCCGAGTCACGCATTATTGACGAGGGAAGGATTGTCACTTGGGAGGAGTTGGAGGAATTGCGGATCGAACTTGGCGTTGAACCTGGACGAACACTTGTGGACATTGCATTTGACACTCAGGCCGTGCAAGAGGTTTGCGTTCGGTATGGATGGCAGGGTCTGTGGGGCGATTCAACCAATCGCCGCGAGTTTCCGCATCACGAAAATTTTAATGGCCAGCGGATCGTTCGCAAATATCCATTCTCCTCGGTCAACGTAGGCCATGTAGGCATTGGCAAAGGAGGAAAGGTGCGTCAATCCAGATATTTTTTCTGGGCGCAACAACCAATCAAGAATATGTATCACCGGATGCGTGGCGGCATGAGTACCTACAAATTCACCGCTCCGCAAAATGTCTCAGTCGAGTATCAGAAACAAACCTCGGTTGAGTTCAAACGACAAGAGGTGGACAAATCTGGACAGAAAAAATGGTCTTGGACAGTCAGCAAAGGTAAGGCAAACCACTTACTTGACTGCGACCAGATGTGTCTGGTAAGCGCCCTGCTTGACGCAAGACTGCGCTCAGTATTGTTTACCACAGGAGATGCGGCAATTGAGGAGGCAGAGGTATAATGTTGCAATGTTTGAAATTTGTGATATCCATATTCTATATGGCAGTCAGACAATTGCTGGTTGGATGTACCGTAGCCGAGTTGAATGAAATTCGTGCTGCGGCATTATCGTGTATCGTTGCCAATGCCGTTCGCGGTATTAGCTACTCCATCGCTGGACGGCAGTTTACGTTCCCGAGTTTGGAGTCTGCGGCGGGAATGCTTCAAGAGGCCAACTTTGCGCTTGGATTACTCAACGGAACACGGTCTATGAATGTTCGTGCAAACTTCAATCCATCCATTGGCAAGGGAACATCGTAAATGAAACCATCACTGCTTGACCGAGCAATCGGAATCATTTCGCCAATGGCGGCAGTCCGCAGGTTTGCTGCCAAGCGCCTGCTCCACGAATTTAAATACGACGGAGCGCAATTTACCAATCGGCGATCTAACGGCCCAGCGCAGATTGCTCCAAACTCATTTCAAGTTCAACGTGATCGATTGCAGTTGCTGCGTGAGGCAACTGACTTAGAAAACAACTTCGCCCCAGCAAAGGTACTGAATCGGAAGTACGCTATGTACGTTGCACCTGTGGCGTATCACGCGCAGACTGGCGATGCCGCTTTGGACGCAGACATTGAGCGTTGGCTGAATAACGAATGGTTTCCGCATTGTGACTCAGCCAACCGAGGAGTAGATTTCTTTCGCCTAATGGAATTTGGCGTCCTTGGCATGAACCGAGGTGGCGACTACGGATGGGCATTCGTGCGTCCCGGCAGTGACCCGTCAATGAGTTACGAGGAACTGATCCGCTTGCCATTTCGCATTCAAGCAGTTGAGCCAGATCGGCTTGGCGGCGTTTACCAAAATGTGGTTTCCGAGGACTATGTCAGCGGAGTGTGCATCGGGCCAAATGGTGAACCAGTAGCGTTTCGAGTATTCCGTCGCGGCATGGCGGCAGGGCAGTATACCGATCCAGTCGATGTCCCAGCATCTCAATTTGTCCACTACACAGATCCGATGCAGATCGATGCCTACCGCGGCGTCAGCAAATTGGACGCCGCGGTGGCAAATCTGCGTGACCTCTACGAGTTGATTGAGTTCACCAAAGGCAAATCAAAACTGGCATCGGCATTAACCATTTTTACAAACTCCATTGGCGCGTCTGCCGGATCAGGATCAATGGACGGATACGCATCCACGCATTTTGACAACCAGCAAACTGGATTGGCGCAGGACATTCAGTATGGGCAAATCAATCATCTTCCAGCGGGACAGGATGTAAAATTTCCAGACTCAGCATCGCCAGGAGCAGAGACACAATACCTCATGCAGTTGCTCCTCAAGATGACGTGTATGAGCTACAACCTTCCCTACTCGTTTGGGTTGGACGCTACCAACCTTGGCGGCGTCTCCAGTCGCCTTGAAAGCGAGCAGGCCAAAGCGGAGTTCAACCGAGGACAGAAAGTTCTCGCTCCATTGGCACACCGAATTAAGGACGCTGCTCTGCTTGACGCAATTGCTAAGGGCATCTTCCCAATCTCGACAATGGAGAAGATTTGCTATGGACGATGGAGTTACAGACCACATCCGCAGCCCGACATTGGCAAGGAGGCAAATGCCAACATGAACCTCTATCAGAACGGACTGCTCAATCCAATGAGCTACTGGACTGAGGATTCCAAAGATCCCGAAAAAGTTGCGGACGACATGGTGCGCTGGGCAAAGATCAAGCGAGATAAAGCCTCTGCCGCCGGGTTTGTTGTTGAAGATGTCTTTGGTGCTGGCATGGCTCGCCCAACCAACATTTCGCAATCAGAGTCAATGTCCACCTCCATCGTCCCAGACCCTGCTGACGCGCCGCCTCAACAATGAATCCTCCTGCCTACATTGTCAGTGCAGCAAGAAAAGGACTTGACTTCCTTAAGCAGGGATTTGGTGGAGATGGATTGACCGAGGGAACAAAAGTTGCCGCTCGCAAGATGGCATCTGGAGAAATTAGTGATGAGAAAATTATCCTTGCAAATGCTTGGGGTGCAAGGCACTCGGTCGATTTGCAAGCAGGTAAAAACAACAACGCATCTCACAAAGATTACCCAGGCGCCGGAGCAGTGGCTCATTTGCTTTGGGGAATCAATCCTTTGAATCCGCAACCAGCAAGAGACTGGTTCAAGAATAAAGCGGAAAAAATAACCGCCGCCAAAAAACTCAGCGTCGAAAACGCCAATCAAACTTCAAAATCCATGTTCTTAGAGACCATCAATACCGAGTCACTGGTAGACGAGAAAACCAGCACCATTCACAGCGTGTCGCTAATCTCCCTCGGGGAGGCTAAAGGGCATCGATCCGACAAGACTGGCGCAAAGGTGTTTGTTGATCAAACCACTCTGGCGCAAGTGTTTAAGTGTTGTGACACTAGCGGGACGATTAAGGTCAAGGTCGATCACGGTAGCGGCGTGTTCTCAACCATTGGCTATGTGGACAAATTTGAATTGGAGAACTCTCGCGTCATCGGCGATTTGCACATCTACGATAGCGAAGAGGAGTCCCCAAAGATTTTTGAGATTGCCAGAAAGAACCCGGCGCACATGGGACTATCGCTGGAATTTCTTGGAATAGATGAGGAGGCAAATGGAAAATGCATGGCAAGATGCGATGAGGTTATTACCGCCGCGCTTGTCAGTGATCCAGCTGCAAATAGCTCCCTATTCTTTTCATCGAAAGAAAATCTTGACTTACCAAAACAATCTGATACAAAAACAACAACTACCAGTAACAATATGAAGTTTGAAACACCTGCCGATCCAGAAACCAAGCCAGACGCAAAAGACAACAGCGACCTTGCTGAAATGTTTGCCGCGCACATGGCTGAATACGCTGAGTTCAAAGCCTGCATGGCCAAAGACTACCCTCTCAACGACACCGCCGATGGCGATGCTCCAAAGGGAGACGATCCCAACATTGCGCCTGTTGCTAAAGGCAAAAATGTGATGGAAGAATCCGACATGGCAATTGACAAGGATACTCCTGCTGAAGCTGAAAAGGAAAAAGAACTTAAGAAAGCAGCTCAACTTGGTGCGGAACTTGCAATCAAGGCGTTTGCTTCCAGAATTGGAATGCACCTTCCTTCCGCTGGCGCATCGACTGTACCAACCAAAAAGAATTTTGCCGAGATTGTTGAGTCTGAAACTAAGCGTTTCGATGGAGACAAGACCAAAGCAATGCTTCACTGCATCAAGACCTATTCCAAGGAATATGCGGAATCCCGCAACGTCCGATAACAATCAACCAATCAAATAACTCAAATTTATGGCCTCACAAAACGACAATGGATTCCGATCCTTCATCGCCAGTCCAGCAATCTCCGCATTCCTTGTGGTAGACGTGCTGTCTGACGGTTCAATTAGTCCTGCTGCTGGCGGGGTAACTCAAGGCATTGGCGTCCTCCAACAGGACTGCGCCGCTGGCGGATACGGTCAAGTTAAACTCTTTACTGCTCCCGGCACTTTTATGGTTCAAACTACAGTGCTTGTGACCGCTGGTAATAACTACTCTATTGCCACAGGCGGATATGCCTCCACGGTCACGGCAACCACTTGGCCTCTTGCTCTTCAAGCTCTTGCGTCTGGCGCAGTCAGTTCCACCATTGAATTTGCAGGCAAACTCTAACAATCAACGCAACACTTTACTATTTAACTACTTATGCCCTACACAAATGCACAAGCAACGCCTCGTTCCGACATTTACGCGCTCGTCCAACAGGCCAACGCAGATTTCGGCAAGCTTTTTATTGGAGACCTCGTCCTTCCAGTAAAACCTGAAGATGTTCGCCGAGGAATTTACCTCAAGGCAAACCTCGCCAACGCTGAACTCCTCAACGCCGACGCGCAAGCTCGCGAAGGTGGCGCAGGCTACAATCGCGTCAATCGCCGCTTTGACACCGACACGTTCGACTGTCAAGAGTACGGACTTGAGTCTGTGGTCGATGACTCCTACGAAGCTGAAGTTGAACGGTTTATGAATTTGGAGGCTACCGAGGCAATGCTTCTTGAGCGTTCGCTTCGCATTAGCTACGAAGCGCGTGTCGCGGCGGCAATCATCAATACTTCAACGTTTGACGCTACCAACGCTGTTGTAAACTACACGCTGGCGTTAACTGATACGACTGATCCCGCAAACGATATTGATGCGGCTAAGACTCTTTTGCTCAAGCGTGGTATTATTGCCAACGCGGTGATCATGTCGCAGAACGTGTTCAACCGCGTTCGCCGGGCTAAATTGATGCAGAATCAAATCTATGGTGTTGTGCCTCGGGCGGCCAATCAACGCGCCTTGCCAAATGAGCAAGACGTTGCTCAAGCTCTCGGAGTTGAAACGCTTTACATCGGCAAAGCGCCTAAAAACACCGCTGGCAAGGGACTTGCGTTCTCTGGCGACTTTATCTGGCCTAGCACTCACATCTGGGTTGGTCAAGTTGCTGGTGGCGAGTACACCGCTGGCGGAGTTGGACGGACGATTCAATGGAGCAAGGATACCACTGGTCTCTTCACTCCTGAGACCTATCGCTCTGATGAGCGTCGGTCGAACATCATGCGCGTTCGGCAAAACGTCGCCGAGAAGATCATCGACAACAACGCTGGTGTCCTTATCACGACCAGCTACGCCAAGTAGCTGAGG